AAGAGGGCCTGGAGAAACCTGCAACACCGGTAACGGCACCTGTAACGGCACCGGTAACGCCTGAAACGGCACCTGTAACGCACCTGAAACGCTCACCTGAAACGCCTGTAACGCCACCGGTAACGCCACCTGTAACGCTACAACCAATAACCAATAACCAAGAACCAAGAACCAAAAACCAAGAACAGTGGAGTAAATCATCGTTACAGGTACTCCCCGCGCGCGAGGCCGGAAACGACGACGAAAAGCCCGCAGACGTTGCAGCTTGGGCTGAATTTTTCGAGCGTGAGCACGGCGTTCCAGTCGACCCGACCAGCGTTCACGACCGAAAAAAGTTTTGGCCGCTTGCCACAGCTTGGCTGAAGGCAGGCGTGACGTTCGAGCAGATGCGACAAGCCATCGAGCGTGCAAAAGCTCAGGCCACGGAGCCTATTGCCTACCTGCCAGCCTATGCAGACCGCGTGCTGATGACCAGCACTGCAAAGCCGCATCGACAGGCTGCGTATGCGTACAACCCACAGATCGCACTCGAAGAAGAAAACCGCCGTGTGGCCAGAGAGTGGCTTGCCCAATTTGAACGAACGGAGGCGAAATGAAAGCCAGCGACCGCGAACCATTCATTGATCTGATTTCTTCCGTCATGGCGTATTACGGCAAGAGCGCCAGCCCGTTCGTTTTGTCGGTGTGGTGGTCGGCATGCGAGAGGTACAGCCTTGAGCAGGTCGAAAAGGCTCTGACCAGGCACGCATCCGACCCGGACGCGGGGCGGTTTGCGCCAAAAGTTGCCGACCTCATTCGGGTGCTCGAAGGCACGACCACCGACAAGTCGGCCATCGCGTGGGGTAAGGCGCTCGACGCTGCGCAGCGCGTCGGGGCGTACTCCGACGTGGTGTTCGATGATCCGGCCATCCATGCGGCCATCGAGGACCTTGGCGGGTGGGTCAAGTTTTGCCGGACGGAGACGAAAGACCTCGGGTACACCCAACACCGGTTCACTGAGTCCTACCGCGCCTATGCCGCGCGCGGAGCGTTTGACCACCCGCGCAAGCTCTGCGGCGACCGCAGCCCGGATGATGTGTACCAGATGCGCGGTCTGCCTCCGCCAAGTCCGATGTTGATCGGCGACCCGGTTAAGGCTCGTTCGGTCTATCAGTTCGGAGGCGAGGGGAGCAAGACTCCCATCCGCATTGCCGATGCCGCTTTTGAGCAACTTCCAGCGCACCGATTGGAGCATCGCCATGCGGCCTGAGCGGTGCGAAGCCTGTGAATCCGCCGCAGAGCGACGCAGCGTGGGCAATTACGACTTCAACTGCCCCGCGTGCTGCGCACGGCTGATCGTGTCGGCCCGACCCAGCCGCTTGCTGCAAGAGGGGCACATTGCAGCGCTTCGGACATTCCACGGCAAGGCGTGGGATGAGTTCTGGACGCGGGTTCAGGCGGAGCTTGCGCGGCAATGACATCGACCAAAACATGACCACGGACAACCTCATGATCAATCTCTCTTGGCCTCCACGGCAACTCAGCCCGAACGCGCGCGGGCATTGGGCAGCCTTGCACAAGGTGCGCTCACGCTATCGCGCAGAGGCGCACGCCTGCGCGCTAGGGGCTGGTGCGAAAGACTGGTCGCGCACCGTCGATCCGAATGCCGCGCTACGCGTGAATCTGACGTTCAGTCCGCCTGATCGCCGCCGCAGAGACTGGGACAACCTGTTGGCAGCGATGAAGCCCGCGCTCGATGGGATCGCTGATGCGCTCGGTGTCAACGATGCGCGATTCCGCCTTGCGATGGATTTATCCGCCGATCCGGTCACAGGCGGGCGCGTTGATGTGCAGGTGTCGACATGCCAAGACTGAGCAAGGAAACATGGTCGGACATCCGCGCTGAGCGGGAGGCGGGGGCGTCTTTTCCTGAGCTTGCTGCCAAGTACGGCGTTTCTCACCAAGCGATCCAGAAGCGCGCGAAGGCCGAGGGGTGGAGCGACGGCACCGATGTTGCAGAAGTGATTCGGCGCAAGGTTGCAGAAAAGGTTGCAAGAGTAGTTGCAGGTTCCAACCCGCAAAAACGCTCTGAATCCATAGATGCCGCCGCCGAGAAAAGCGCCTCAGTGGTGCGCATGCACCAGGCTGAGTGGGAAGACCACCGGGCGCGCTTCGGGTCGGTTCCGGAGGATTTCGAGTCCGGAAAGCTCGCCAAGATCAGCGCGGAAATGCTGCGCATCCGGCAGGACGGAGAGCGCAAAGCATGGGGCCTGGATGAGGCTTCCGCGCAGCCGACCATCGTGATTGAACGCAGCTACGGCTCCAAATGACCCGCATCGTCATCCCGCCAATCGACCTACACCCGGGCCAGCGCCGCGTTCTCGATACACCGGCGCGATTCAAGGTCATCAGCGCAGGGCGGCGATTCGGGAAAACCCTGCTGGCGGTGGAATGGCTCGCGCTGATGCAGGGCGGGGCGATTGACGGGAAGCCCGTCGCGTTCTTCTCTCCGTCGTACAAGCTGCTGCTCGACGTGTGGGCTGACATGGAACGCACGCTCAAACCCGTCACGCGCAAGGCCAACCGGACGGAGATGCGCATCGAACTCATGACCGGGGGCGTGATTGACTTTTGGACGCTCGAGGACAAAGACGCGGGCCGGGGCCGCAAGTACTCCCGCCTCGTGATCGATGAGGCAGCGCACGCCCGCTATCTGAAGGACGCCTGGGAACGGGCAATCAGCCCGACCTTGACCGACTTCGGCGGCGATGCGTGGTTCATCAGCACGCCGAACGGAATGAACTACTTCTATGAACTGTTCAAGCGCGGCAACGATCCGGCATATCCAGATTGGGCTAGCTTCCACATGCCAACCAGCGCGAACCCGCATATCGACCCGGAGGAGATCGAGCAAAAGCGCCGCGAGCTTCCCGACCTTGTGTTTCGGCAGGAATACTTGGCCGAGTTCGTCACCTTTGGCGGTGGGCTGGTGAAGTCAGAGATGCTGGCAGACGCGCCTTGCCCGCCCGGATTGCCCGTGGTACTTGGCGTTGACCTTGCCATCAGCGAGCGAGCAGGCGCTGACTATACCGCCATCGTCGCGCTTGCGCGCGACCCTGAAACAGGCATCGTGTACATCAAGGAAGCCGAGCGGCATCGGTGCGGGTTTCACGAGGTGCTCCAGCGCATCAAGGCATCCGCTGCTCGCCACAGCCCGCGCGTGATCGCGGTCGAGCAAACGCAGTACCAGGCCGCCGTGGTGCAGGAACTGACGCGCACGACAACCCTTCCGGTGCGCGGCATACGGCCCGACAAGGACAAGGTGACGCGATTCCTTCCTGTGCTCACGCGCTATGAGCAGCGAATGATGCGGCATGACCCGTCAGGTGTGCCCGCTTGGTTCCGCGACGAATTGCTATCGTTTCCTGAGTGCGAGCACGACGATGCAGTCGACGCGCTCAGCCACGCCTTTTCTGCGATCGGAATGGCGGCAACCCGGCCTGTTGCTGCTGGTGGGAGGACTTTCTGATGATGCCGGAGATTGTCGATTTGCTAGGCCACGCCGCAGCCGCGCGCCTCGCCCTTGCCTTCAATGGCCGCGAAATCCGAGTGCCAATCAGACGCCAAGGAAGCACATGGGATGCGCTGGTGCAGGCCATCGGCGAACATGACGCTGCCCGGTTTTGCGACTACTTCCAAGGCGAGCGGCTCTACGTCGCCAGCAGCCAGCGGCTGCACACCGAACACAACCGCCGCCGCGCAGCGGAGATGCGTGCGCAGGGCAAGAGTTGGGCGGAGGTGGCGAAGGCACTCACGCGCCCGAGCGGATACACCGAGCGCGGGGCGCGCAAGCTGCTCGAAAAGAGATTCTCAGCCTCATGCAGCACGCTCCCGCTCTTTGGTGACGATGCGACGGACTTAGTTCCGAACGGATGAAGGCACGGCAGGCAACATCATCGAGCATCATGGCACAACCACCGACCGCATACACCTCAGCCGTTTCCATCGAGCGGGCATTGGCACGATTCGGATGGCTCGGGGACGCCGATGAAATCCTCTCGCAGCTTGGAATCGACCGCACCAAGCTCCGCCGGATCGCGGACGATGATGAGGTATCTGCGGCACTTGAGACGCGCCGCGATGCCGCGCTCAATACACCCTGGCGCATCGAGCACGACCAATCGCGAGCGCGCCGGTTCTTCGAGGATGCGGCGGCGAGCGCGATTCCAGCCATCATGTCGGCAGCCTGGGGCGCGGTGCCGTATGGCTACAGCGTGTTCGAGGTGGTCTACGCGGACGCCGGGGGCGGGAGGATCGCCATCGGCAGCATCATCGAATGCCCGTTTGAGTGGTTCGTGCTTCAACCCGACGGAACGCTGAAATGGCGCGAATCCACTGAGACCGCTGACCCGCGCAAGTTCTTCGCCGTCGTGCACCAGGGCAGCTTGCGCAAGCCGATGGGCGAGGCGCTGCTGGCAAAAGCCTATTGGCCGTGGTATTTCCGAACCCACGGCTGGCGCTTTTGGGCCAAGTTCCTGGAGCAAGCCGCAGTTCCGCTGCTCGTTGGGCGCACGCTCTCGGACAAGCAGGCGATGGTGGAGATGCTGCGCAGCCTCTCCAGTGGGCCGGTTGCCGCGCTCGACCGCGAGGAAGAAATCGTCTCGGTCGATACTCCAGGAAACAGCCCCAACAAGTTCACCGAGTTCGAGATTGCCTGCACGCGTCGAATCCAGCGCCTGATCCTTGGGCAGACGCTCACCAGCGGAACAGACGGCGGAAGCGGCAACCGCGCCCTTGGCGATGTGCACAACGAGATTCGGCAGGAAAAGCGCCGCGCCGATATTCGGCTGCTCACCGAGGCGGTGCAACGGGTACTTGACACCTTGGCTGCGCTCAACGCATTGCCAGCGCCGCGATTCGTCATGGAGGATGAGGCTGGCTTGCAGATGGACCGCGCCCAGCGCGATGAAATCTTGGTCAGGTCTGGCATGCTCCAGTTCACGCGCCGCTACCTCGAGGAAAAATACGGCTTCGAGCCGGATGACTTCAACGAACTCACGCCGGATCAGGCGGCGGCAATTGCAGACGTTGGCGTCGGAGCGGGCGGAACACAAGGTAAATCGGTAGGCGCTGGGATGGCGGCAACGTTTGCCACACCAGACGCGCCGCACAAGGCAGACCGCCCGCGCTTCACCGCAGGGCAGCAGGCCATCGAGGATGAGATTGAGCGCGTCTTGCCGTCCGTGGCCAGCCCAATCGAATCCGCTGCGATCAAGTCCGCCATCATGGGCGCGGAGAGCGTGGGCGACCTGTACGAACGCCTCGCCGTCGCCATGCGCGATGCGGATGCTTCGCGGCTTGGGCAGGTGTTCGAGCGCGCCCTGTTCGCCGCCGATGTGATGGGGTATCTCCACGCCGGGGGCGGTGCGAAAAAGAGCGCAGAGGCCGCACCAGCGCAAGCGCAGAGCGCGGGTGAAGCGCAGCCCGCGCAGTGAAGAACTGCCATGCCTGTGAAGGTTCCATTCGACGATCCAGCGTCGAAAATCATTGCCGATCTGCGCCGTCAGAACGTCACCCTGCCGGAGATTTTCCACGCGCTCGAGGCCGAAAAGCGCGCGCAGGCATTCACTGTTTCCGGTCTGGCAAAGCTGGATCAGATTCAGCGCGTGGCAGATGAGCTTGCACGGCATGTGGCAGACGGCGGCACGCTGCGAGACTTCCAGAAATGGGCCGAGAGCCAGGATTGGGGACTGCCCAGGCACCGCCTCGAAACCATCTTCCGAAATGCCGTGCAGACGGCCTATAACGCTGGGCATTGGCGGAGCTTCGAGGAGATGAAGGCCACCCGGCCGTATCTCATGTACGACGCCATCAACGACAGCCGGACGCGCCCGTCTCATCTTGCACTCGACGGCACGATCAGACCGGTTGATGACCAGTTTTGGGAGACGCATTCGCCTCCGCTCGGGCATCGTTGCAGGTGCACACTGAAATCGCTCTCCGCCGACCAAGCGCGTGAGCGCGGGGGCGTGACGCAAAACCCGCCCGCTGAAGGCGTGGCAGATGACGGCTGGGGCGCGAAGCCGACGGTGTGGAGCGACACGCTCGAAACCGTCTCCGAGCAAAAGCTCGACGCGCTCCAGGAATCCATGACAAGCACGGCGCTGTCTGCCGGATTGCAGATTGCGTTTGTTGCCATTGTCATTGAGGCCATACGAAGAATGCTCGCTGACGATAAAGAAGAACGCGCGGGAACCTGATCCCGGCTCAATCAATGGACGGCGCGCCCATCATCGGACGCATGCACCACAAGCCCATTTCGCTGACCTTTGCTGCCGCTCCGGTCGCCGGAGCGCCGCGCCGATTCACCGGCGTCGCATATTCGGGCGGCGTCATTCCGAATTACGGCTGGCTCGGGGACGTTGCGATTGACCTTGATACGCTGAAGAACGATCAAGGCGAAGAACTGCCGATCCTTGTGGATCACGAGCAGAGCATTGACGGCATCGCAGGCAAGGGCCGAATCTTCAAGGCCAAAGGATCTGACGGTCTGCCGTTCCTGTCCGTCGAAGGCGAGCTTTCGCAGGCAACTGAAGCAGGGAAGAAGGTCTCCGCGCTGTTCGCTGAGGGATTCCCGGTTCAGCTTTCGGTCGGCATGCAGGCCAACGTGCGCGAGGTCTCTGAGCCGGTCACGGTCAACGGGCGGCAGATGAAGGTCTCCGCCATCTTCGAAGACGCCACCGTTCGGGAGGTGTCATTTGTTCCGGTTGGGGCTGACCAGAACACCCAGGCGCAAGCCTTTTCAGCCGCAGCATCTGCCACCTCAAAGGAGAAACGAAATATGGAAGAAGTCGATGCCCTGAAGGCCCGCATTGCGGAACTGGAGGCGCAGATCGAGGCCGCGCGCGTCGAGCGCCGCCGCGCCGATCTGTCCGCGCTGTTCGAGGCCGTTGGCCGTGACATGCCGAAGGACGACAAGCCCTATCTGGAGATGAGCGATGCTGCCTTCGCCGCCTTCGCCGCCGATCTGAAGGAAGTCGCCAAGCCCGCGCGTGACGCGGCGCTGTTCGCCGCTACCAGCGTTGGCATGGCCGCAGCTGGCAAGCCGGAGGGCGGGCAGCAGCGCATGAACGCCCTGCTGTCGGCAGTCGATTCGATCATCAAGTCCTAAAGGAGTGCAGCAATGCCGACCATGACCAAAACCACGGGCCAGTTCCTCAAGTACGAAGCCCCGCAGGGCTACAGCCGGGAGGACGTGACCGTCGCATCCGGCCAAAACATCGCCGTCGGCCAAGTGGTCGGGCGCGTCACCGCGAGCGGCAAGATCGCCACCTTCAACCCTACTGCTGCGGACGGAACGCAGAACGCAATCGGTGTCGCGCTGACCGCCGTTGACGCAACCGGAGGCGACAAGCCGGGTGTGATCGTGGCGCGCCATGCCATCGTCGTTGATCGCGACAACCTGGTGTGGGGCGGCTCGCCAACCAACGCGCAGAAAGACACCGCCATCGCTCAACTTAAGGCGCTCGGCATCCTGGCCCGCGCAACCGTCTAAAGGAGGCCAAGAATGATCATCAACGAATTCACCAATGCCGAGCTGACTGCGGCAATCAACAAGTTCCCCGTCCAATGGGGACTGATCGGCCAAATGGGCCTGTTCCCAGCGCGCGGCGTGGCATCGCGCTCCGTCGTGATCGAGGAAGCCTCCGGCGCGTTGGCTGTGTTGCCCTCGCACGAATGGGGCGGCAACGGCACGACGGCGGGCGCGGTCAGCCGCAACACCGTCGCGTTCGGCATTAAGCAGACCGTGCATGAGGATGTTGTCATGCCGGGTGACGTGCAAGACGTGCGCGGCTTCGGCATCGAGGGCCTGAACACGGTTGCCGCCG